ATCTTCAGGTTCTAAACCTTCATCTTCTGCAACTTCAACTCCACCTAATGGGAATAAATTAGCCGCAATGAATACTTCATCACCACCACTGATAGGCTCTAACCCAATACGATCACGCGCTTCATTACGACTGATAATGCCTTCACGAACTGCGGCTACAACATTTTCATAAACACGTCTTCGGCGTTCAGTCATAGCTGGAATACCATCAACATCATATTGAATTCTAATATTATCGCCAAAGCTGGGCGCTAACCACTCATTTAGGTCACTTTCTACACGTCTGGCCAATGGTATGATTGTTTCTTCATATAAAGCCAGCCTTGCTTCCTGAACATTTGCATATGTTTGACTGTCAGGAATGCCGATAAGTTGTGAAGGAACACCAAAACAAAGGGCAATATCTTTAGCCGCTGTATGTCTTTGCTGTAGAAAGTCCATATCTTTAGGAGACATACCCATTTCTTTCCAATCAAAATCACCCTCAAGCAACATTGGCCGCCCTGCATTCTTTTGACCTGTAAAGCGCTGACCTAAATCATCACTGACTTGTTTACGTTGAGCATCCGTTAGCTCTATACGTGCGCCCATTTCGTCTTTTGGTTTGAATACAATAGCACCTGATGGCCTTGCTCCATTGGTTAATAATCCAACATTATGTGTCGCTATCATGTTATGAACATCTAAATCTACAGCCGCCGCCATCAATGGTGATAATCCAAGATAATCGTCTAATGGATTCCACATTTTGAAATGTTTCACTTCAGATTGCCCTGTTAGTGGGTCAGCTTCATAATCAGCAACTGTTTTATTATTTATCTTGTATTTGTATGATTTTGGAACAGTAGTTTCGCTTGGGACAATCTCAATGCGATCAGGGCGCAACAAATATAATTCATTAGGCATTTGATTAATTGCGCTGGCCAGAGCATATGAATTTCCAGACAATAATAAATATGAATATAGGCTTTGGAAGTATTCAACACCAGCTTGAGTTGGGTTTGGACGTTTGAGTAAAGTAACCAACGGGTGCTGTTCTAACTCCATATCGCCTTGATATACCTTGAAATTAATTGAAGCCGCACCATTTGCAATCTCATTAACGCACCTGAAAACTATAGCATTTTGTTGATAACCTTCTCTGGCATATGCCTTGAAGTTATCTTTTCTTGTATATGTAAATCCACCAGTTCCTGATAAATAAACCTTTGGGGCTTCCTTAGTTTGCAGTGTTTGCCCAAAAACTGCATTTCTTATGTTATTAAATACGCCCATTATGTAATTCTCCAAACTGCATTTCCTGTAGACTGCGATAATTCTGTGACTGCCCAGACCAACGCATCCAACCTATCTGGGCTTACATTACCACTTCCATTGTAAAAAATCATCTGTTCTTCTAGTTCTGGAAACTTTCCAGCATGAAAAACTTGATTTCTTTCATAAAGCGCCGCAATCGGTTCTGCCCTCAACATCTTACCCCGTGTAGCCCGTACCGCACGATACGATACACTCCTATCACTATCTTTTATCAACTTTTCGACCAAATCACCACCATTATTAACTTCAGCTATAACCCTATCAGCTTGATATTCGTGATATTTAGTGATTGCACGTCTTATCCATTGATCAGGAGAACCACGCAATGTTGCATCTTCAAGTATATAATACTCTTGTTTGTGAGCATTACGACCAGCTACAATTATTCCTGTTTCGTCTGAATTTTTACCACCTGTAACTGCTGGGTCGATGGCCACAACAATTCTTGATAGCTCTGGAAGTTCTTCTTTTTTTATTCTGGTAGCTTGTATTAAATCCCCAGACCATAAAGCACCTTCCACTTCTGTGAGATAGTCTCCAAGCCAAACATGATTATATTTCTTTATATTTTGGCCTCGAATTCGTTCAGCCATTTCTTTGACTGCTGGTGGGCAATGTGGATTTTCTTTATAATTTACATGAACAAGAACAGAATTATCGTTATCTTTAAAAATTTCCTCAACAGGGTCTTCAGGCTTATATGGATTCCATGTGAACCACATTTCACTACCAAGCTTTCTTAATGTTGGGTCAAGCAACTCAAGTGAACGCCTTGATAGAGACTGCGCCTCTTCACACCACGCAATATCAAAACCTTCAAGAGATTTTACACTATCTGCCGTATGATCTTGCATACCTTGGAAAATAACAACACCAGTACCAAACTTACAATTAATCCTGTTGGCCTGTATTTCAAAGTATTGATCAACACCAAGTTCTGAAATCTTATCAACCAGTAACTGCCTTGCTGAGAATTCTAATGATTTCTGTACTTCACGAATACAGATAACCTTTGTATCTGCATCTGCCAGTAATCTAAATACAACCTTTTCAGCAAATAAATGTGATTTGCCTGATGCCCTTCCACCTTTAGCACCCCTATATCTAGGATGCCCCTTTGTGCCTTTAAACAAGGAACGTGACCAATGTGGCCACTGAAAGCTTAAACTTTGCTCTTTATTCTGTTGCTGGTGGGTCAAGGAAAGTACATTCTATTTTACCAAACAAAGAACCACCATTTTCACCAGTGATTTCTGTTTTATCTTTCTGCCCTAAATACTGCTTACCTAGCCATACTTGCATAGTGGCATTACCACTTTCAGCTAATGACCATTGAGCGCGTCTAAGGCTTGTTTTACCTATATCGAATTCTTTTTTATGGAAGTCCCGAAAATTAGCATATCCATGTTCTTTTAATCTTGTGTCTAAAGTTGTTGAACCCATATCAAGCACAGAACAGCACTCATCAACAGTACAGAACATATTAATAAGCTCTTTCAACTGCTTTAATTGAAAATCATCAAGGTTTTTACGAGGTCCTTTAGGCCCTGTTTTACCCTTTTCTTCTGTTACCTGTATGTCTTCTGACATTGTTTTAGTCCTTTTGTTCACGCCCTCATTATACACTTAATTGTTGGGTTTTCCAGATATTAAGATTAAAGCCTTGTTTGTGGTGGAAAATACTTCTCAAAATCAACCTCAAGAACTGCGCCCTGCTCTATCAAATGTTGTCTGCCACGACTTGTAGGGTCTAGGTAACTATCAGGTATAGCTTCACCCTCTTTAATGCGCCTTATCATAATTCTATCAGTATATGACAATGGGCTATCTTCATATTTATGAACAGGTAATTCTTTTGTTTGCTCATCCATCACCCGTTCCCTGTGTTCTTTTATGCCCTTAATGAATGCATTGATTGTTGGCCAGCGCCTTGAGGTGTAATTTTTTCGCACATGTTGAGCTGTTCTTTCCAATAGAAGCTTACACATACCATCATTTACGCTGGGGATTTCAGAATTTATATCTTCAACCATTAATATCATTTCTTCACGGCTGGCATTTTCATTGAAATGTGCTGGTGCTTCATAACGCTTTAAGGTTTCAAAGAGCCAATGAGAAATCATTCTTTTTCTTTCTTCATAATTCATCATTGTTTTGTCACTCCTAGTACGCCACCTTTAAACAGGCTGTCCAAATAATCTGCTGATGAAGTTGGTGTTATTTCTTCCAGCTCATCATCCCATCTTCCCTGATTAAGCCATGTTGTAGGGTGTGGTATATATTTCATTTCTTTTTTTGCTACACTATCTGCAAAAGGTTTAACAGCTTCAAGTATCTTATCAACACCAACTAACTGTGATGCTTTGTTAAAAGCTTTCTGTGCATTTGCCTTGCCAACTTTTCTTGGATAAGTATCCCAAAACTTTTTAAAACCAATTTCACATGATCTTAATACTGGTTTACTTACTAGGTTATTACTTACAAGGTTATTGGTATGCAGATTTTGCACACCTACCCCTGCAATATTTTCACCCCCACCCTGCAAATTTTGCACCCCCCCAGATGCCATGTCTTCAGATAGATATAGTATGTAGTTGTTACTGGTTTGTTGTCCATCTTTTCTAAATGCGGTTTTAATCTCAACTAATTGCATTGCCTGTAGCACATCAATTTGTGAGCGTACTGAGCGTTCAGACATTTCAGCTAATATTGATAATCTTTTTATGCTTGGGAAACATCTTCCAGTTTCACCATTAAAATGATCTGCCAACCAATATAGAACTATTTTTGTTGCTGGTCTTAAACCTTTTACTTGCATTGCACGCGCTGTCATTATGTGTGACATATTTTAACCCTTTCCCTGCAAAACACTACATATAGCATTAAGCTCTTGTTTTATGTGTCCATAAGGTATAAGGATATA